TGATTAATACACTACCCAAAGAACACAGCGCCCACCGAGGCGCGAAAGAAGGAGGATTTCAAGATGAAAGCAACCACAGCAGAGTTGATTGCGAGCATGAAGGCGCACACCATCGGGGTGGAGGTCGAGATGTACGGCATCACCCGCCGGAAAGCGGCAAGGGTCGCCGCTGAATTCCTCGGCACGGGACGCTACGAGGACACGGCCATCCGGAACGGGTACCTCGCATGGAGCGCATGGGACACCGAAGGGCGCGAGTGGAAATTCCAGCGGGACGTCAGCATCGTCGCAAGGAACGACAACGAGCGGACGGAGCTGGTAACGCCCATCCTCCGCTACGGGGACATCGAGACCCTGCAGGAACTTCTCAGGCGGCTTCGCCGCGCGGGAGCGAAAAGCGACCCGAAGCACATGTGCGGCATCCACGTCCACATCGGGAAGGACGGGCACACGCCGCAGACGCTCCGCACGCTTGCGAACCTGATGGCGAGCCACGAGAGCCTCATGATCGCCGCCATGCGGATTGACCAGAACCGCATCGGGCGCTACTGCCAGACGGTGAACAACTATTTCCTGCGGAGGCTCAACAAGGAGAAGCCCAAGACGATGAAGAAGTTGGCGGACATCTGGTACGAGACGCAGTGCAACAACAGGAGGGATGACCATTACAATCCCAGCCGCTACCATTGCCTCAACCTCCACGCCACCTTCACGAACGGCACGATTGAGTTCCGCCTCTTCCAGTTCGCGAATCCGACGGCGGGGCGCAGGAGCGGCATCCACGCCGGGGAGGTCAAGGCATACATCCAGCTTTGCCTCGGGCTTTCGGCGATGGCCAAGGCGCTCAAGAGCGCAAGCCCCATCGAGCCGCAGCGCGAGAATCCGAAATTCGCGATGAGGACCTGGCTGATGAGGATGGGCTTCATCGGCGACGAGTTCGCCACGGCAAGGAGCATCCTGACGAAGAACCTCGCAGGCGACGCCGCTTTCCGCTTCGGAAGGAGCACCCCTTCGGCATAAGCCGCAAGACACCACGAACCCGCCGGAAGGCGGGCTTGGGGTGGTAGAAGGGATGTTCCTTCGGAATCAGAAAGGGGATTGGTAACGATGAAAGGAAAGATTTACATTGCTTACGGCAGCAACATGGATTTCCCGCAGATGGAGGGGCGCTGCCCGGACGCGGAGTTCCTCGGCGCGGGCATGCTGCAGAACTGGCGGCTAATGTTCAAGGGCTCGAAGAGCGGGAGCTATGCCACCATCGAGAAGGAAAAGGGGCTGGCAGTCCCGGTTCTCCTTTGGAGAATCAGCGCGGCGGACGAGCTTCGGCTCGACAGGTAGGAAGGCTTCCCGATTTTCTATTACAAGAAGACGGTCACGGTTGCCGACGTCGCCGCCGTAAACGCCTCGTGGTCGCCGAAAAACGGCAGGTGCAAGGGAATGGCCTATATCATGCATGAGGAGCGCACGCTGGGGCTTCCGAGCCACTCCTATTACGGTGTGCTTGCAAACGCCTACCGGCTTTTCGGCTTCGACATGGACATCCTTGCGGAGGCGCTGGATTTCAGCAATGCAAAGGGAGGTTCTTGCGATGAGAAAGCCTGAGACGAGATGGAGGAAGACCACGACGATGGAGGATATCGCCATGGAAGGGTACGCTGCGATGGGCGCGGTTCTCAGATACGGCGAGGATGTGCTTGTGGTCGGCTGCGAGAGGTTCGGATACCATGCGGCGGTGTATGAGATGGTCGAAACACCGCAGGGGACCGGGCTTGGCGATGTCGAGTGCCGCATCGGTCTGGTCGAGGCGGCGGATGAAATCTTCAAGGACGGAGGCCACGCGATGGAATGGTGTCTTAGAAAAATCGGTCGGCTCGGCTGACTTCATCGCAAGGGAGGTAGGCGCGGCATTATAGTCGCGCTTTTCTTCTACCCGCTCAAAGGAGGTGTCAATTGTGGGCGAGCTTAGATACGGGCGGTACGGCGGCGAGAGAGAACGGAGCTACCGGGCCACGAACTTCGACTATTACGATCCGTGGCAGGTCGCGGGGGAATACCAGATGCCGGTTATCCGAAAGACGGATACAGTACCGGAGCGGCTGCTCGGCTTCAATTACGCCAAATGCGAGAAGGAGGACACAGAGTGCGGCATCCATTTCTTCATCGACGACTACCAGTTCGAGCGGATATGGAGCAATCCGAGACAGACCATCCCGCGCCTTGAGCGTTTCAAATGCGTCCTTACGCCAGACTTTTCCCTTTACACGGACATGCCGATGGCCATGAAAATCTGGAATACCTATCGCTCCCGGATGATCGGGCAAATCATGCAGGGGCAGGGGCTGGACGTCATCCCCACGCTGGGGTGGGCGGAGGAGGATACATTCAGTTTCTGCTTCGACGGCGTCGAGCCGGGTGGCGTGGTCGCCGTGTCCACGGTCGGCGTCGTGCGGAAGAAGGACGCGAGGAAGCTGTGGTTTGCAGGGATGGACGAGGCAATACGAAGACTCAGCCCGAGCACCATCCTGTGCTACGGGAAGACAATCGGGTACGACTTCGGGGATATCCCCGTAAAATTCTATAACTCGCGGAAATTTGCAGGAGGTGGGTGACAATATGGGAGGAAGAGGACCCAGCAGCGGGCGGACGCCGCCGCCGAATCCAACGCCGATACCTGTGCCGACGCCTGTGCCAGCACCGGTGCCGCCGCCGCCAGTCAAAAAACGGCCACATCGGAATCCGTTTCCTGCAACGGATAATTCCCCGTTCCATATGCTGAAGGACGAGGACGGATACTTCAAGAAGCAAAAATTCGATGCCGCGACGAAATCGGCCATCGCTGGCTACCTTGATCCGCACGCGATTCCCGGCAGCCTGTATTCCCCGTCCCAGCAACTCAACCATGCCATGCGGGAGGGCAAGCGGCTGACCTATACCCAGCAGCAGATGAAGGATGGGCTGATGAAGGGGATGCACAATCTTGGCGAGAACATGGTGATGACGCGCTACTGCCGTGTCGGGTACATGAAAGACCTTGGCTGCGCGAACTTCGAAAAGCTGAGCATCGCCACGATACAAAAGCGGCTTGTGGGAAAGACATACACAGACAATGCGTTTCTCAGCGCGTCGTGCAACAACTTCTCCAAAGCGCCGAAATCCAACTGCTTTACCGATAAGGCGGTCAAACTGAATATCCGGGCACCCGCATCAGCGAAAGCCATGATGCCCGGAAAGGGCAAAGGTGGCGATTTCGGGGAGTTCATCTTCGCGCCGGGGCAGCGGTACCGCGTCACGGGCGTTCGCTGGACGGGAAAGCGCGGACGCACGGGAATGAAGTATTACAAGCAAATCGAGCTTGATGTCGAGATTTATTAAGGGGGAAAGCATGATGGCTGGAAAGAAGAAACAGAAGGATACGGAAACGACAAGGGAGCCGGGGTTCTTCTCGGACGAAGGCTATGGAAACGGGACGGCGCTCACCATCCTGCATGACCCGGCGAAGCCGAAGAAGGGCGGCAAGGCCAAAAGCAACACAAAAGGCAAGCGCAAAAGAGAAGGTGATTAAACATGGGAGGCAGAGGACCCAGCAGTGGGCGGAAATCGCCACCAACACCGAGACCGACACCGCAGCCGAAGCCGCAGCCAGCACCAAAGCCGCAGCCAAGACCGAAACCGCAGCCGAGGCCGAAGCCGGCTCCGACGTCAAAGGTTATCCAGCTGGATAAGATGGATGACGCACAGCTTACGGCTTTTGTCGGCAAGGCGATGAGGGCGAAAATCCCGCCCGGTTTCCATGATGACATTACGCAGCGGATGATTTTAGCCGCGCAATGGAACGGTAAGCCAAATGTTGTGGCGGCATCCCAAGCGGAAGCCGATGCAAAGAGGCGCGGGGCTGTCGTGATTTACCGCACGGTAAACTATAACGGGCGTCTCCGCACGTCTGCCGATAAGGTTGCGGATGACTTCCGGTCTGGAGACTCATTCAATACGGGCGGACATGGCGGTCAGATGTATGGCGGCGGCGCGTACTTCTCGAGCAGCCTGAGAGGATCAAAGGCATACGGAAGCAGATATAATGGAGGTGCGCCCCATACGATAGGCGGAGTCCTGAACGCGAAGGCGAATGTGGTCGACATGACCGACCTTTATGGGGCGATGGGCAAGAACTGGATCAAACAGCATCCGGCGGCTGCCAAGAAACTGGGCTTCTACAAGGACAGCTATGGTCGGATAAGGTCAAAACACAGCATGGGGTCATACACGGCAATGGCGATGGCGATGGGATACAATGTCGTAAGAAATAAAGTCCGTTCCACCGAGTCGTATTACACCGTTCTTGACCGAAGCGTGGTGACCACCAGCTCGAAGGACTACTATTCCGCAAGCAAAGGCATGAGATAAGAGGAGGAACGTCTTATGAAGAAAACTGAACATCCTTGGAAGGGTGTCATGACGAAAGAGGACTACGACACTTTCACCAAGAAAATGACTCCCGCCATGAAAAAGGATTTTGACAAGGGGCTCGCCAGTGGCGACACGAACACCTTGATGGACTTGGGAGCGAGAGGGCTGTATGAGCCCAACAACAAGAAATCGCGAGGAAAAATCAAGAAGAACTTTTCGATTTGATGATCCAAACGGAAAGCCTGCACGGGCGGATAACCCGGCAGGCTTTTAGTTTGCTCTATTTTCAGGTGATTCTATGCGTAAACCGAAATACAAGCCGACCCGATTCATGGCGAAAGGTTCCCATTATGACAAGGCTGCGGCGGATTTTGCCGTGCGCTTTGTCGAAAGCCTGAAGCACACGAAAGGCAGATGGCACGGGAAGGCGTTTGAGCTCATCGGCTGGCAGGAAGAGATTATCCGCGACCTCTTTGGCATCCTAAAAAAGAACGGGTATCGGCAGTTCAACATGGCATACATCGAAATACCGAAGAAGCAGGGGAAGAGCGAGCTTGCCGCCGCCATCGCTCTGCTTCTTTGCTGCGGGGATGGCGAGGAACGCGCCGAGGTGTACGGCTGTGCCGCTGACCGCCAGCAGGCAAGTATCGTCTTTGACGTTGCGTCCGACATGGTGAGCATGTGCCCGGCTCTCAGGAAGCGGGTGAAGATTCTCGCCTCGCAGAAGCGGATCATCTACCTTCCGACAAACAGCTTCTACCAGGTGCTCTCCGCCGAGGCGTATTCCAAGCACGGCTTCAATATCCACGGCGTGGTGTTCGACGAGCTTCATGCCCAGCCGAATCGAAAACTCTTCGACGTCATGACGAAGGGCTCCGGCGACGCACGTATGCAGCCGCTGTATTTCCTTATTACGACGGCGGGCAACGACGTCAACTCCATTTGCTACGAGATACACCAGAAAGCGAAGGATATCCTAGAAGGCCGCAAGATTGACCCGACGTTTTATCCCGTGATCTACGGCGCGGACGAGGGTGAGGATTGGACAGACCCAGCGGTATGGGAAAAAGCGAACCCGTCGCTTGGCATCACGGTCAACATCGACAAGGTGCAGGACGCATGCAACAGCGCGATGCAGAATCCTGCAGAGGAAAATGCCTTTCGTCAGCTCCGGCTGAACCAATGGGTGAAGCAGGCCGTCCGCTGGATGCCAATGGAGAAGTGGAACGCCTGCGCCTTTTCCGTGGACGAAAAAGCGCTGGAAGGGCGCGTCTGCTATGGCGGACTCGACCTTTCCAGCACTACGGATATTACGGCATTTGTGCTTGTCTTCCCTCCGAGAACGGAGGATGAGAAGTACGTTATTCTCCCTTATTTCTGGCTCCCGGAGGACAACATCGAGCTTCGCGTGAACCGCGACCATGTGCCCTATGACGTTTGGAAGAAGCAGGGGCTTTTCAACACCACGGAGGGGAACGTCATCCATTACGCCTTCGTCGAGCGGTTCATCACGCAGCTTGGCGAGAAGTACAACATCCGCGAGATAGCCTTTGACCGCTGGGGCGCGACGCAGATGGCGCAGAACCTCGACAACGACGGATTCACCGTGGTGCAGTTCGGGCAGGGCATGGCGAGCATGAGCCCGCCTACGAAGGAACTGATGAACCTCGTCCTCGAAAAGCGCATCGCCCACGGCGGGAATCCGGTGTTGGCATGGATGGTCGACAATCTGACCGTGGTGCAGGACGATGCCGGGAACATCAAGCCGTCCAAGGCGAAAAGCACGGAGAAAATCGACGGCGCGGTGGCCATGATTATGGCTCTCGACCGGGCGATAAAGTGCGGCGCGGAGGACGGCGGCAGCGTTTACGACACGCGGGGATTCTATGTGTTTTGATTATGGGCGCAAAAGTCCCGTCTGCATGAGGATTCCGAGAATATCCGGGTTCCCCACATCGGACACGAACTTTCCATCTTTCAGCCCATAGAAGTTCATGCAGCGAACCTTGAATTTCTTCCCTGTGGGGGAATGTCCCATGAAGTTCCCGTCATGGGTACCGGTGCATGACCAGCAGACAGCGATCTTGCCCGGTGAAATAACGCAGTCATCCAAGTGCCACTGCACATCAGAAAATGCGGAGCGCATCATGTGGACGATGGAAAGGTAACCTTTGGGGCCTTTGAGCGGCTCCGGCGAAGTCGGAGCATAGAAGATGGCGTCCTCGGCGACCAGTTCTTTCGCCAATGCTTCATCGGCGGTGTTGATCATTGTCTCAAATTTTGCAATCAAAGCGCTTTCTTTTTCGTTTGCCATGGGAATTCCTCCTCGGATTGTTATGTGCCAATTATATCACCAAAGGAGCGTGATTTCATGAACCTTTTTAACTGGCTGTTCCGGTCGCGGGACAAGCCGAAGAACTATCTCGGCGGACTATCCTTCCTCTTCGGCGATACGACGGCGGGGCAGACGGTCAATGAAAAGACCAGCATGCAGCTTACTGCGGTGTATGCGTGCGTGCGTGTCCTCGCGGAGTCCATCGCGGGTCTTCCCGTGCATATCTACCGGAATAACGGGAAGGGCAAGGAGCGCGTGACAGACCATCCGCTTTGTCGGATTCTGCACGACGAGCCAAACCCGGACATGACGTCCTTCGTCTTCCGGGAGACGATGATGAGCCACCTCCTGCTGTGGGGAAATGCCTATGCGCAGATTCTCAAGGCGAGAGGCGGTCAGGTGATAGGGCTTTTCCCGCTCCTGCCGGACAAGATGAAGGTCGACCGCGATCCTAAAACGAAGAAGCTGGTCTATACCTACACGAAGAGCGATGATCAGAACCCGAATTTCAAGGGCGCGTCCCAGATCGAGCTGAAGCAGGAACAGGTCCTGCATATTCCGGGGCTGTCCTTCGACGGGCTGGTGGGCTATTCGCCCATCGCCTTGGCGAAGAACACCGTGGGCATGGCGCTGGCCTGCGACGAGTACGGCGCGAAGTTCTTTGAGAACGGCGCGAGGCCGGGCGGCATCCTGAAGCATCCGGGCGTCCTGAAAGACCCCGCGAAGGTCCGGGAGAACTGGCAGGCCGTTTACGGCGGCACGGGGAACACGGGACGTGTGGCGGTTCTTGAGGAAGGCATGGAGTACCAGCCGCTTTCCCTGCCGCCGGAAGAAGCCCA